CCAGAAGATTGCGCCCCGCTTTGGGCAAATGAGCTACCGCTATATTCACCATAATAAAAGCGCATACGCCCTCCAACTCGCTGCTTGACTACGTTGCCATTATCAAATGAGTTGAAATCGTCATATCCGCCCATTGGAGTGCCAAGGGAACCAGATATATCCACTTGCAAAAACCCATAGCCCTGCGCCCCTAGAGATAACCCCTTGCCAGCACTTGTGCTGCCTGTGTCCATGAATCCAGAATATGACGGGTTGCTAATGTATCCTGCATTATGCCCAATGCTTCCGTTGAACGTCCCTTGTGTGCCGCTGACCAAGCATCTAGAGTTTGCAGATGCTTGCTGCCAAATTGGAAGATACACACGGGCTAGGTCAGAATACCATCCTTGGCTTTTGCCTGTTACGTAGAACGTATCAATGGCTTGCTTCTGGTCGTCCGACAAGGAAACCCCGTCACCCTCAAGTGCGGCTGCGTATGTGGCAGCATCAGAGTCAGCGAAGGGAAAGCCAGTCTTAACTGATGTCAAGAAGTTGCCTAAAGCGTTTAACATAACTAGGTGTAGCGCAGGCTAGAGTTAAGGTGATTGTGGGTGCGCTGGTTCTCAATCACGTTGATCGTGTGGCGCACGTTGTCAGTCAGTAGCTCGTCAGTCAGCTTGTCACGCGCTTCCTGATCGGCAACGACAGCCTTTTCTTGCTGACCATCAGAACGCAAGAAGTCGGCATAAGTGCCGTGAGCCAAATACTCAAACCACTCGTCAGGGACATCAACAGTCGTGCCAGAGGAGCCGTCACCATACGTGTCCTCCCACTTCTTTTTGTAGGTCACAAATGCCGAGGATAGCTCCAGATTGCCGTCTAAGAGCCTTGCGCCACCGCTCGTTACATCGAAGTCGATAAGCTGGGCAGAGGCCGTCTGAAATGGCTGTGTGCGGTGAATCAGGATGAACTCGTCAATGCTGCTAAGTGCTGACTGAGAGAACGGAACAGAACCGCTAATCACATCACGCTGCTCACCTGATACCAAAAAACGTGGCCAATACTCTGTGGCTCGGTATGCCCGCTTTGCCCGGCTGTTTACCAACGCCTTAATGCGAGGCAGCTCAACACTAGCAAACGATGTGCCGCACAACGCCTCAATCAATGGCAAAAGGTCTGTGCTGTAATTCCGCGTTTGCATGGGGCGATAATACCAATCAAGTTTGAAATGTCAATATGACTGCCATTAAAGCAAGTCCAACACTTACGCGGCGTGAGAAAATAGGTGGGGATGGGTTTTTTGCAGGTGGCGCAGGGTAGGTCGGTCATTCCACCAACCTTCTCCAAGCCAACTTGTGAGCCGGAAGAACTCACGCTGCGGGATCTCAGCAATGTGCATCAATCCACCTTTAGACTTCTTCCCCTTGAAGTCGTGTGCAATGCGGGCAGAGTTAGCCTCGCGCTGCTCTTCCATCTGGTTCTTTAGCTGCTCGCCAGTAATGATCTCGCGGATCAGGGCGGCATTCATACCAGCTTGAGTTTCCAACTGCATAATAAAAAAAGAGGGACGAGGGCCAAAAGAGGCCCCCGCCCCACTATTGATTAGGCGAACTTGCCGAGGTTTACAACAGTAACGCTGATGACAACCTTACCTGCGGTGAGGCTGGCAACGGTTCCATTCCACTCAGCGAGGATGTCGGCGGCAGTAGCAGTCGCACCAACAAGCTCAACACCTGCGGAGTTAGACGAGGCGAATGCGTCACCAGTGTTATACACGGGGGCAGACATACCATCAACGTCAAGAGCGTTGATGAACTCATCAGGGTCACCAGCAGTAGTGCCAACATCAAGGGTGATGTCAGTAGCACCTGCAAGGGCAACGGCTTCGTGAACCACAACCTGCTTCACAGCACCACCAGCAGGCACTTGGCCGATGATGGTCTGATTAGCGGAAGTCGCGTTATCGGCAATATCTTCGTAGTCGAAGACATAGACGAATGTTTCCTCTACGGATTCGTTATTAACTAGCTTACTCATAGTATCGTATTCTGGTTAGGATTAACTGTAAGCGATCTTGCCGTGAGCAAGGGGCGAATTACAGACGAGTGTAGCAGCGCAATCAACAAAACCACGCTCACCACCACCTTGGTTCTCCAAACGGGTGTTGCCCATCGGGATCAGAGTGCCAACACCAAGATACTTAGGATCAAGGATGTAGCCTTCGTTGGTAGCCGCACCGGGCATACACGCAGGGTTGGCATTCACGATCTTAACCATACCGAAGTCAGAGTCGAACAGGGAGACAGAAAGGGTAACTTTCTTGTCGCCAGCAGGCTCATTGACGCTGTAAGCGGTTGCGGTCGTGCTACCTTCCAGACGGGTGAAGTTGGCGATCACCTTGCGGAGAGCCACGTTAGCAACCAAAGTAAGGTTGCCCATTTCACCAGTCTTGGTGTAAATGCTGCCAAGGGCATCATTCAGCTTGCCTTCAGTGAGGGCAGAGGTAACGATGGAATCACTGGGAGTGCGGTATGCAGCAGGCACATCGCTAGGACCAGCACTATCAATCCAGTCGCCAAGGCCACGGGATTTGTAAGGATTGCTGCCATCTTCGGCCTGACGGTCGGAGCTGGAACAAAGCGACAACTCAATGTCACGCTTGATTTCACGCATGCCCTTAGCTTGAGCCTGAGCAATGTTGGCGGGGCCAATGCTGGTCACAGCTTCTTGAAGGTCAGAGACGAGGTAATCACGGCGGAACTTCTGAGTGTAGTTACCAAGACGGGCGCGACCAGCGAACTTGTCGGTGAAGCTGGTGACATCGCTGCCTTCGTTAATGCCATCGGCATTAGGGGCGGCAAGCTCGTCAACAGTCCATTCGTGGAAGGTCGATTGCGCGGAGGACTTAGCACAGAGAGAGGTAACGGGAGTATCTTCGGGAGCCAGAATGGTCAGGACATCGCTCAGATCTTCGCGGTTACCAACGGACGAACCCGGACCAGTGGTCACATTAGGGGTCGGTGAATAGGTATTTGAAATAGCCATAACTTGTTATTATTGTTGGTTTAGCATTTTAGCGGTTTGGTAAGCAACAAAGTCAGCCTCACTTCCGGTTCGCTCAAAGTTTGCCTTTAGATCCTCAATAGGTGAGGAAGGCTTCGCACCCTGTCGTGCTGCTCCGGCTCCAACGGGGGAAGCGGGTGGTTTCACCTTCAACTTCTTACCCGCGCCTTTAGGCACTTTGGGTTTGATTTGTCCTTTGATTGAACGCAGCGCGTGGGCCATGATGTAGCCGACATCAACTGCAAACTCTGGGGCAACTTCTTTGAACTTCGCCACGCCGGGGGATGATACCAATTGCTGATACTCTTTGCCAAAGTCGGATTCTTCGTCCTGAATTTCAGGAACCTCTTTAGCTGCCTGTTGATTCCAATGTTCGGTAGCTTGAGTGTAGCTTTCCCGCTTCTTCAATTGCTCGGCTTGCGCGGGCAGGAACTTGTTCACTGCGTCACGGGCGTTGCGGTTTGCTTGTCGAAGTTGCCGCTTGGTGAACTCTTGACTACCAACCGTGATGACATCATCAGGGCCGTAATCTTCGTGGTCATCAAGCAGAATGTCGGTCTGCTCCAATGTTTGCTCAACCTCTGTCCATTTTTCGCGGATCTCGTCAAACGACTTCAATTCGCGGAACGGGTTTTGGTCTTGCGGAATCTCCCGCTTTACGGGCTGGCTTGCTTCCATATCCGCGAACTTGGCCTCAAAGGCTTTGTTCTTGGCAGTTAGCTCACCAATCCTATCCAGAAGGCGACTCTTGCCACGCTTTGCGAGGTCTTGAATCTCTTCGGGAGTAAGGGCGGTCAGGTCAATTTCACCATTTGCCTCAGTCTCTGGCACTTCATCTTCTTCGTATTCTTCGGATTCTACGGCTTCCTCGGTGGAATCTTCAGTCTCAGGATCAAAGTCCTCGACTTCTTCAAGATTCTCAGGGGCCGATTCTTCCGCTTCCTCCGCTTCGGATTCTGGCAGTTCTGGGGCTTCTGGCTCACTCCCCTGCATGAGAAGGCTTGTAAGTCCCTCCACAGTCAGGTTGTCTGTCTCGCTTTGGTTAGCCTCGTTAGCGTTCGAGGTTTCTGTTGCTTTCATGTCTTTGACACTGTTTAACGCCCAGCGATGGCGAATATCCAGCATCCTAAGCAAAGTGCTAAGGATTTGTCAAATCTGGCACAAGAGAAAACCCCGCCAGCATTGCTGCTGACGGGGCTACACACACACGAAAACAGAGTAACCACACTCTGAAACGAATCATTTTGTAAGCCAGCCTTCGGGGGTTAGCAACTCTAAAATCCAATCAGTTGCATCAATTCTACCTGCCCATTTGCCAGCGGTGAAGGGGTCGGGTGATTTGCCGACCTCTCCGAAATATCTCTCGCGTTCCTGTTCGATGCACCACAGGAGGTATTTGTATTCCTCCCGGTGTTCAAAGGCTTTTAGTGCCTTCTCATATGTGATCTCTGGTTCGCTCATGCGCCGAATGTATCCGATCAATCAGTTGGGTCAAGGACTTTTTTTATCCCATTCCCTGCGTGTTGATCTCGCCCATCTGAGCTGGTGCAGTTCCTACGCGACCAACAACGGCATTCTCAGCTTGTTGTGCAGCGAATTGATACTGACCGTAGTAATTCTGCAATCGCTCGGCAAATGCCTCATTGGTCTGCAATTCCTCGGCAATGTCAGGCTGCTGAGTGTATTGCTGGATAACCTGCATGGCCATATCGCCGCCATTAGGTCGGGCGGGAACTGCAATGCCGCCGTGGATCTTAGCCAAGTCGTCAGTAACTTCCTTGAGGACACGCTGCTGAGATTCCTCAGAAGGCTCCAGAATGTAGTCGGCCAAGAAGGGATTCACAGATGCAGAGGCAATCTCAATAAGCCTGTCAGGATTAATGCGTCCGTTCTTGTCGTATTGCATCAGAGTAGCCATCGACTCAATCTGCTGCTTCACACCCTCTGGATCATTCTCGGTAGTGTCAA